CGACAGTTGTAAAGGATATCAAAGAAGCATATAATTCTGTTTATTATGATGAAACTAATCTTTTCGAAGATATAGTTAATTATTGTCATGGAATTAATATTTTTGAGACAATAGAAGAGACTGAGTATTTTGCCAACTTAATTATTGAAAATGAGTTGGCAAATACTTTTGTTGAGGATGTTCTTGAGTATTATTCTGAAGAACAATTATTGGATGAATCTTATATTGCTGAAGTTAGTGCTGGATTACTTAAAACTGGTATGAAAGTTGCTGGAGGTTTATTAAAAAAAGTAACTCCAGCAGTTAGAGGATTACCAGCAAAAACCCTTGCAAAAAAAGGATATACTCCTGGTGGATTTAGTTCTACTGGAAAACAACTTGGTAAAGTTAATAAACCAGCTCTTGCAACTCAAACTAGATCAATTCAGCAAGCAAGAGCAGCAAGAAAACCACCAGAACCACAAAAGGCAAATAAGTATGCAGACATGCTTGCTCAAAAGAAAGCATCTCAGGCAACTAAACCTACAGCACCAAAACCAGCAACTACAAAACCTGGAGGAATGACTCCGTCTTATGTTGCAAAGAGAGGAATAACTGATACTTTAGCGACAACTTTAGCTTTAGGAATGGGACATATGGCAGGTCTTAAACCTGCTACTAATGTATTAAAGCAATTTGCACAACCTATTGTCAGAACAATTAAACCTGCTGCAACTAGAACTGCACCTACAGCACTTCCTTCTGCAGGTAAAACAGTAGCATCTAAACCAACATTTAAACCTGAGGCACTTCCAAAATCACCTAAATTAGCGGAACCTGCAGGAAAATTAGCAACAACAAAGGCACCTAAACCAACATTTAAACCTGAAGCACTACCCAAGGCAAAAGCAACAACAGAACCTGGAGGAGCACTTGTTCGTGTAAAGGGTTCTAAACCAACATTTAAACCTGAAGCACTACCCAAGGCAAAAGCAACAACAGAACCTGGAGGAGCACTTGTTCGTGTAAAGGGTTCTAAACCAACATTTAAACCTGAAGCACTACCCAAGGCAAAAGCAACAACAGAACCTGGAGGAGCACTAGTTTCTACTAGATCATCTAAACCAACATTTAAACCTGAAGCACTACCCAAGGCAAAGGCAACAACAGAACCTGCTGGAAAGTTGGCAACAACAAAAACTCCAAAAACCACAAAAACTGGATTATCTCCAGAAGGACAGGCAATTCAAAGATTAAATAAAATGACTGGTGGTGGACCTTTAGGAACTAGAGAGTTGCCAAAACTTTCTCCTAGAGCACCTAAACCTGCTTGGGAAGCAGGAGCAAAACCACCAAAACCACAACAAGTTCCTGGCCAAGTGCAGAGAAGTGTTGCTCTTCCATCAAGTAAAACTATATCTTCCGTTAAACCATCTAAAAAAACTCCAGAACCTTCTACTGGAGGAAAACCTCCTAGAGGTGGCGGATTGACTAATACAGTTCGTGCTACTTTGTCACCCGCAGAAAGAACAGGAAATATGAAGTATCCTGGTCTTGAAAAATATGCAACGGGATCTGGTCCTGGAACTGGTGGAGCAAAACCACCTAAAAAATCTATGTTAGGACCTGCTGTTGCTGCTGCTGGTGCTGCTCTTGCATCTTCGGATTCGGAAAGAAAGCAGAAAAAAACTGAAAAACAACAAAAAGCACTTGTATCAAATATTGAAAAACCAAAGAAAAAAGTTACTGGTGAAGATGTGAGGAAAAGTTTTGATACTGCATTTGCCACAGAAAGAAAACTAAAAGGATCAAAAGGTACTTTTAGATGGACAAATCCTTTAACTAAAAAGACTGGTACTTATACAACTAAAATGGCAAAAGAATCAATAGACAATTTTGATATTATTTTAGATTCACTTTTAGTTGAAGGTTATAGTAATGAAGATGCATTATCAATTATGGCAAATTTAGATGAAGCTGCAGTTACTAAATTGTTGTTAAAACTTCAAAAAGCTTTACCCAAATTATCTGATGAGGGTAAAAAAACCGCAAGGGGTATTATGAAAAAACAAGATTCTACTGCGGCTGATCTTGAAAGACAAAAAATGTCTCCAGTTCGTAAGCAACAATCTAAACAGAGATATGAAAGAGAGACTGAAGATAGGTATGGGCATCAATCTTTGAGTGCTGCAGAAAGAAATTCATCAATGCGCTGATAAGGACACTTTTTAAACTGTCACATGGGGCACTTACCTGCCCCATTTTTGTCTGTATAATTACTTTGTTGAGAAAAACACCTAACTAAATCATGCCTCGTAAAATTTCCGTGAGCGACGAACAACTGATTGAATCCCTCAAGTCTCTTTATGGCACCGAATTGTCTGCTGGAGACATTCGTGGTTTTTGTGCTTCTAAAAATCTTAGTTATCCTACTGTAACTCGCCGTTTGGAACAATTTAAAACTGATCGTGGTCGTTGGAATCTTGAAGTGACTCAAGAACGTGTAAAGGAGATTGAGCGTTCTTATCAAGCACCTTCTGTTCTTCCTGCAGTTGAACAAAACCTCATTCCCGATAAAGATGATACCTTCGTCAAGTTTGGTAACTTTAACGATATTAAGAAAATTATTCAGTCCCGTCTTTTTTATCCAACGTTCCTTACGGGTCTTTCGGGTAATGGTAAAACGTTCAGCGTGGAGCAGGCATGTGCTCAACTGGGTCGTGAGTTGATTCGTGTCAACATCACTATTGAGACTGATGAAGATGATTTGATTGGTGGTTTTCGTCTTGTGGATGGTGGTACTGTTTGGCATAATGGTCCTGTGATTGAAGCACTTGAGCGTGGTGCTATTCTGCTGTTGGATGAGATTGACCTTGCTTCTAATAAGATTCTGTGCTTGCAATCTGTCCTGGAAGGTAAGGGTGTCTTCCTGAAGAAGATTGGTAAGTATGTCAAACCCGCTGCTGGATTCAACGTATTTGCAACCGCAAACACTAAGGGTAAGGGTTCTGATGACGGTCGCTTTATCGGCACCAACGTGCTCAACGAGGCGTTCCTAGAGCGTTTTCCTGTGACCTTTGAGCAGTCCTATCCTGCTCCTGCAACCGAACAAAAGATCCTGGAAGGCATCGCTCTGGACCTTGGCGTAGAAGACCGTGACTTCTGCAAGCGCCTTGTGGATTGGGCGGACATTATCCGCAAGACTTTCTATGATGGTGGTATTGAGGAAATCATCAGCACTCGCCGCTTGGTTCATGTTGTTCGTGCTTTCAGTATCTTTGGTGATAAGGCAAAGGCAATCCAAGTGTGTGTGAACCGTTTTGATGATGAAACCAAGCAAGCCTTCCTAGAACTGTATGATAAGGTTGATGCGGATTTCCGTATGCCTGTTGAAGGTGAGTATGTAACTTATGACCTTGACCAACAAACTCAATCCTGATATAATTGGGGAAGGTAAAAAGTGCCTTTCCTTATTCTTATTATTTACTATGAAAAAATTATGACTAAAAACTTCGAAACGAATTACTCAGACTACATCGCTCCCAAAACCTCAGTTTACAACTATTTGGGTTATGATGGTATTGGTTTAACTGAAAATCCTCCCAATCCTTCTGACACAATTACTTTTAACATGAACATTCCAGAAGATACAAACAAAAACGGTTTTTGGAAATATAACGAAGATAAAATTCTCAAGCAATTAGAAGAATATATTGCCAGTACCTATCGGCAACATTATGTGGATCGTACTGGAGGTGGCAAAGAGCAAACTCTTGATAAAATCAAACACAATCGCCGTGAAGGATTTTGTGCTGGTAACGTAACCAAGTATATTGATCGTTATGATACAAAAGGTACTCCTCGTGCAGATTTGTTCAAGGTTCTTCATTACACAATTCTGCTGATTAATCATCTTAATCTCGTTGAAAACAAGTGAAACCTCAAGATAAAACTATGAAACTTTCTGATAACACTTTAACCATTCTCAAGAATTTTGCTGGTATTAACAATTCAATTCTTGTAAAACAAGGTAATAAACTTCGCACTATTTCTGTTGCTAAAAACATTCTGGCAGAAGCAAATATTACTGAAGAGTTTCCTCGTGATTTTGCAATTTATGATCTTAATCAATTTTTGAATGGATTGAGTTTGCATCAAGATCCAGATCTTGATTTTAAAGAAGGATCTTATCTGAGCATCAAAGAAGGTAAACGACGTGTGAAGTACTTCTTTGCAGATCCTAATGTGATTATTTCTCCTCCAGAGAAAGAAATCACTCTTCCTTCTAAAGATGTTTGTTTCCAACTAGACAGCACTTCTCTGGAGAAATTGGTGAAAGCAGCAGCAGTTTATCAACTTCCTGATCTTTCCGCTATTGGTGAATCGGGTGTTATTAAATTAGTAGTACGTGATAAAAAGAACGACACTTCTAATGAGTATGCTATCATTGTTGGCGAAACTGATTCCGAATTTACCTTTAACTTTAAGGTTGAGAATATCAAGATTATTCCTGGCGCTTATGACGTTGTGGTTTCTTCTAAACTTTTATCACAGTTCACGAACACCAAGTACAATCTGACCTATTATATTGCTCTGGAACCTGACTCTTCCTTCAACTGATGGATTTTTTCCTTTACCTTACTTCACAATCCAAAGAAATTATTAATTTAATTAACAAAGCAAAATACTCAGTAAATGAAAATATTGGATTTTGTAGAAACAAAAGATTATTTGGATATGTTGATCACGGTAAAAAGTTTGTAATTTGTACAAAAAATATTAAAAACAGCGGATTTAATCCTAAGATTTATATTAATGAAACCATGCTTCATGAGGCAGTTCACGTAGCACATCACTGTAATGGGTATCGTCCTTTTTGGATTTCTAAAAAATATATGCCCCTCCCATCCAATAAACTTCGGGATGTTAAAAACTCCGTAAATGCATCTAGTGCTTCTTCTCAAATGGAACACGAAGCATATTGGATGGAAGATAAACCAAACAAAGTTCGCTATGTACTTAAAAAGTATTGTTTTTGATAAGCGTGTGTAAATATTTGTATTATTACAAAATTTTTAGGAATTAACTTTGAACATCTTTGTTACTTCTCCATTTCCTGCAGAGAGCGCCATTTGCCTTCCCGACAAGCACATCGTCAAGATGCCCCTAGAGTGCTGCCAGATGCTCTCTATCGTTGCTTCTGGTAAGTGGGGGCACGGGTACGGCACTCTCCCTAAGGCAGATGGAACCCCCTACAAGACCGAGAAAGGAGCATTTCGCAATCATCCCTGCACCAAGTGGGCAATGGAGAGTATCCATAATGCCTACTGGTTAATCAAGTGGGGGTTGAACTTGTCAGATGAATACTGTCTGCGGTATAATAAAACTCACTCCTGTTATAAAACTCTTGTGGATGCATACTATTTGTTTCCAAAGGGTAAGATCACGGAAGTGACACCATTTGCTCGTGCTATGCCTGAGGAATGGAAATTTGATAACACTATTGATACATTTGAGGCATACAAAAAGTATATCGCGTCCAAACCTTGGGTGAAGGATAACTATCTACGTATGCCTGAACGCAAACCTGATTGGATTTAATTATGGCAAGTGAATTTCTTCTAACCGAAAAATACCGTCCTCAAGTAATTGATGATTGTATTCTTCCTGATGAAACTAAAAAAACATTTAAGGAGTTTGTAGAGAAGGGTGAGATTCCTAATCTCCTTCTTGCTGGACCTCCTGGTATCGGCAAAACCACAATCGCAAAAGCACTTTGTAATGAACTAGGAGCAGATTATTATGTCATCAACGGATCCGACGAAGGAC